TAGTCCAATTATCAAATATAACACCCTCTGCTTTGTTTAACCACGCACCTAACATTTGTTGTTTATATTTTTCAGGTCTACGCTCTCGCATTTGTTCTATCTGCTCTATATAGCTTTTAGAAAGGTTGTCTATATTGTCTTTGTATGTGGTGTGTATATAGGTAGTATTACCTTTAGTTATATTGCTACCCTCTTGAATACCCCTATCTTCAAAGAAACGTCTATATATAAAATGCTCTTTAGTAGTTGGGTTTAGTATTAGTATAACTCTGTTTTGTAGTCCTTTTTCCCTTACAGATAAATCAATAGTATCGAACTTTTGTTCGTCTGTTAGTTCTTCAGCTTCATCTACAACCCACGTTGTAATACCTTGTAAAGATTTAAGGTTTGCGGTTTGGTCGCCACTAGAAGTTTTAATACCTCTAAATATTATTTTGCTACCTGTCTTTTTGTTTAGTATTTCGTCTTTAGTTATATGAAAATGCTCTATAGACCCAAACTGTTCTAGCTTATCTATAAATTCAGGTATAATAGAAATATATGCAGATGTTAATGTATAGCGTGTAAACAGTATAGTATGTCCTGCTTGGTATGTTAGCATTACTAGTAAAGCGTTTATAGAAAACGACTTACCACTACCTCGACCGCCACTAACTATAAAATACCTACTATCGCTTTGTACAATAGGCATATATTTTTTCTTAACCTCAATCAATGTTTAGTCTACAAACTTTAATAAATCTCTAAAATTAATATTTAAACCCTCTGAACTATTTATATCTACGCTATCTTTTGGTTTACCATACCTGTACCCTAAATACAGTTGTAAAGCTCTCATATCGCCTTTATGTACTAACTCGCCTAACTTTGCCAATGCTTCGTCTTTGTCTATAATAGCATCTAAGCGTTCTATAAGTTTTTGTTCTTGTGCTTTTGGTTTTCTACCTGCGCCTTGTCTTGCGCCACCATTATTTTTTCTTTTGTCCATAATTGAAAAAGATTGTTTAATCAATCTACTAATATATAAACAGAATTATATTTTTTTAGAATAACCTTTGTTGTGCTTTGTGTTGCTCTATTCTTTTTATTGCTGCATCGTAATAATCTTTGTCTAATTCACAAGCTGTTAAGTCATATCCTAAATTATGACAAGCTATTGCTATTGAGCCACTACCTAAATGGGTATCTAATATTCTAAAACCATCTTTAGCGTAATTCATTAAAAGCCATTCGTAAAGTTTTATTGGTTTTTCGGTTGGGTGTATTCTTGGTGTACCATTATTAGCGTTTGCGCCGACCCAACTAACTTTATATTTTCTTAATGCTCTATTAAAACTTGTATAGGCAAGTTCGCCATCGCTAAAATCATTTGCACCTGTTCCCTTATCCCAAAATATCCACCCCATACTTGGTGGCAAGTGTTCGGTCATATAATTAGCACCCCAAATAATTTGATTTTTACTAACCCTCTTCAATTCATTAAAATAATGTTTGTTAGGTATATTGCTATCCCAATGACTTGTTCCCCTACTTATTTTTGTTTTGCCATTCCCTAAAGTCATTTTGGTAACATCAATCCCATAAGGTGGGTCTACTATCGCAAGGTCAAAGTAGTTATCCTCATACCTTGCCATTAGTTCCATATTATCTTCGTTTGTTATTAGCATAGTACAGGGTTTTTAACAGGTCTGTTTAATGTAGCACCTTTTACTTCTTTTATTTTCTTTTGTGGTTTAGTGGTTTCTATTAGTTTGTTGTACACCTTTAGTCTTGTGTTTATAAAGTTTTCTAATGTGTTATCTTCCCATTTGCTTACTATGTCTATTAGGTCGTTTATTAGTGCCTCTTTATATGTCTTAGGGTTTTGTGTTTTAAGCGTGTCTGCTATTGGCTTTATTCTCTTTTTAGTTGCACAGGGTTGTATAGGTAAATCAAAGTCTTTTATTATTTGGTTAAATACCCTTTTATCTCGTTCCTGTAATACTTTAAAATCTCTATAATGATATAACGCTGCATCGTGTTTTAATCCTATCTCCTGCCCTAATGCTTGAAACGTGTACCCTAATTCTCGTGCAAGTCTACAATACACCTTTCTTGCGTATGAGTATTCACGTTGTCTATTGCGTTCCGATATATCAAATTTATAGTATTTGTTTAGTTCTTCTTTAAGTTGTTGTAGTGTCATTATTCTATCTTTGTAAATTCTGCGGTTTGTGTTTCGTTTATCTCTTCTTTGTTCTTAAAATATTGGTCTACTAGTGCATCTATTATTACTAGTTCATCAATAGAAGCTACTTTTATTTTGTGTATTAAGCTATCTATTTTGTTTAGTACGTTTGTACACATTTCAGGGTTGTTATAATATATAGTGTTAAACCCTTGTTGATACACTTGTTCTAGTAGCTTGTTAGTTTTTCCAACTTGGTATTTTATGTTTTGTCTAAACGCTTCGCTTCCTTTTAGTTCATCGTTTGCCTCTAGTAGAAGTTGAGCCATTAGTACACTCTTTAAATAGTTTAGGTATCTAGGGTTAAGCGTTTCTTCTATTTGTTCTTCTCTATCCATTTTTCTTGCTCGTTTCTTATGTATTCTATTTCACGTCTTAAATAATCTGCAGCTTTTTCTAAGTCTTTTAGTTCGCTTTCTTTTTTACCTGCTCTACAAACGTATTTAATAATATTACCTCTATTGAAGTTTAGGTTATAATCTTTTATAAAGTCTATAACATCATAGCCTTTGCCATTCTCGTAATGTAAATAAGTTGCTCTCATTTTTCTAAATTTCTATCTATGTAACTACTCTTTTTATTAGTTCTACTATAGTAATGTGTTTGGCTTGTTTCATCACAAGCTATATACTTTACTTTGTCTGTTGGTGGTTTTAGTTTATACCACTTACCACTCTTTGTTTTCCTCCATAGTGATTTCATACTATTGCATTATCTAGTTTTTCTATTAAGTGTCGTATCTCGCTACGTTCAAACTTGCCTGTAACTTGTGCATTATAAGTCTTAAACGTCAAATGATACATATCTTTTTCTGCTTCGTGTTTGTTTTCTTTTTTTCCTAAGTACTCTATTTTTAAATCAAATTTCATAGTTTATTTATTGTATGTTTTTATACCATTTGCGAATACGCTTTGTATTCGTTCTTTTTCTGTTTGCTCTTGCTATATCTTTTTTTAGCATATCTTCATCAGTACAAGGTATGAATTTTATTTTTTCTTTTTTCATAACTCTCCTGTTAAACAATAGTTATCTAAATCTGCACCCTCTATAAAGAACTTGTTATATAGGTCTAATGCTTTTTCTACTTTTTCTTCACCTCTGAAATAAAATTCTTCAGAGCAGTTAAATATACCAATATCTAGACTGCCTTTATCTAAAGCTAAGAAATAAAAGTCTTTATAGCTTTTACCAAACAAATTACAATACAAATAACATTGTACATCATATCCGTACTTATTAGCCGAATAGCTAAACCCCTTTATATCGGTTGTAGTTTTAAGGTCTACTATTCTATTTGCACCTAGTACGTCTGCTTTACCTCTAAAGGGCATACCTAGTACATTATCTATAGCAGGTATTTCAAACTCTGCCTTAGTAATTAGTTCTTTTGCGTGTTCGTTCCTATAGAACGCATCTACAAGCCTTTCAGCTTCGCTTCGTTCCTTTGCAGTAAACACTTTGCCAAATTTTTCTTTAGCCTCTCTAAACTTCTTTGTGTTTCTACTTTGTACCTCAACAAACTTTTGTGATGCAAATTTTTCAGGCTCAAGGATTGCCCAATGAAACAACGCACCTGCTCTAAGGGCTACGCTTTCTTCACTCCCATACTTTAGACTGTAGTTATACGTCTTAGGACTTGAAAGGAGTTGTTTTAAGCTACTACTACTTAAAGCTAAGGTGTTTAGTTCTCCATAGTAAAACTCGTCATCTAACATACGTTTAAGCAACTCTGCTTTGTCGTAATATTTATTGTCTAGTAATTTAATCTTTTCCATTATTCTAAATCATAGTTTTTACAATCTTCTGAACAGTATGTATCTCCATCTGTTTCTTTGTCGCACATTCTACAAGTGCTTATTTCTTCGTGTTCGTCTATATAGTGCATTTCGTATTTACTTAAATCGTCTTTTAATTGTGTTATTTCTTCTTGAAGTGTTTTTATTAAATCGTTCTTTTGTTGTCTAACTAGTGTTATTCTTTTGCGTAATAC